CACGAGCAGACTTTCTATCCTCAACATTTAATTTGGCAAAATCTAACCCCATTTCTTGAGCGCGAGCCGCCATAGCAACTTCCGCTTGCTTAAGTAACATGATCTGGTCAGCGCTAAGTTTGCCCTCGCTGATCGTGGACTGAACGTCCTTGGGGTCAATGCCAATGGCTTTACTGACAGCCTCGATAGCAAGGCCAGCAAGAGGGCCGCCTAGCGCAGTGGCTATGGTAGGCGCGATAGTTTTTAACCAGTCCATTATTTTCCTTTCTGGCGCTCTTCGAGCAGGGTTACTTTAACAAACAAACTGTTAATCTCTTTGTAGATTTCTTCCTTTAGTTTGTGCCGAGCTTCAGCCGACAATGGACTGTCTGTGGGTACGCCTTGGGATGTAATCAGCGCAGGCATAGACCCCTCAATTTTGGTCAACCGAGTGTTGAAAGAAGATACTTCGCCAAGGAGCCACGCAAGTGATGCCACCACAATGGGGATCACCGCCTTCATTACATCTGTCCAATTCATATCAGCTCCTCAATTTGTACATAACAAATGCAAACGTACCCCAACCAACGAACCCCGCCGCAAGAATAGAAGCAACCCCGATCAGCAGGATGTTTACCGTCTCTGCCAGATTCTCCCGTTTCAACTTGGCCTTGGCTTCCGCCTCACGTTCTTCCCGCTTGCGCCGAGCAACGATCATGTTGTACTCAGCCTGAATCGCTTCCCACACATCACCTTGGCCTGACCAAATCAACTGTTCTTTAAGTTTAGTTCTGGCATCCCTAAGAAATTTTGCTTGCATTACAGACTCAAGTGCTTGAGCCATTTCTGAATTAGACGCTTTAGCTTTATCCTGATTTGCACCTTTTTCAACGGTGTCGTGCATCTCAAAAAATTTAATTAGGTCGCCACTACATTCCTGAAGATCTTTGCCCATCTGGATGGCTTCTTTGACCCCTACAATCGTGCTTTTTGCTATTGCAAACGCCGCACCGATTGTGATCGGATCGATCATTTTGTACTGGCATTGTGAATAAAGTAACCAATAAAACTAGAAATACTGGACGCAATGACCATGCCCATCCAAAACCCGCCTTTGGATTTGTTGGCAAGTTCAAGCAAAGTCTTAACGTCTTTGCGGAGTTCTTGCACTTCCGATTCCATTGCTTCAACTTTAGCCCACATTACGCCAATTTTTACAGGATCAATTCCGTCAATCATGTTATTTTCCAAAATCTTCAGGTTTAATTTTGCCGAGTTCAGTTGCTTTTTTCATTTGCTTTTCGGCTTTTACGGCTTGTTTATTAAGGCTTCTGGTTGCCATAGCTTCAGAGCCAGCTACTCCGGCTTTGCCGCCAACGTAGCCACCAATTGCGGTTCCGGCTCCAGGCCCAAAAACAAACGTTCCCGCACCCGCACCCAATGTAGTTCCGATCTTACCAAGGTTGCCCTCAATCACACCAACCCTACGAGCCTGAAGACCTGCACCCTCGTAGCCGTGAGCGCCTGGCATTAAATGCCCCACCGTGTTCAACGTATGGAAAGCCTTTTGTTCTTCAGGAGAAAACGCCATTTTGATCTTGTCGGCACGAGCGTTTAAAATCTTGTTAACCGAGTTTTGATTCCACTCACCCGCTTTGGTTGCACCCGCTTGATAAATCTCACGAGCAATGTTGCCACGCATTTCGTTCATTGCGGATTGAGCAGATATACGCAACTCCTCGGGGACTTCAATAGTCCACTTGGGCTGACCAGTAGCCTTGTCAATTGGGCCTGTCAATTTGCCGCTTGAAACACGTTCAGCCGTGTCATAAATATGCTTCCATTGGTCAAGAGGCATACTGTTAAGCTTTTGCGGGATAGCATCAAAAGCCGTAGCAGTTTGAACACCGTTAGGGTCAATTTCTCCAAAGACTTGTTTAATGCCTTTAGAACCAAACAAAACCTTTTCAGCTTGATGAAGGCTATCGGCTTTTTTCAACAAATCAAGACCGCCAACAGCGCCAATATCACGTTCAATTGCTTGGTTAATTGTGCGAATGACTTTGGCATTTTGAGGAGTCCAATTGTCATTAAAGTATTTTTGAACCGCAGTCCAAGAACTAACGGTGTTTGGCTTATGAAATGTTCCAAACGCATCTTCAAAACCAACAGTTTTAGCAAGGTTAATTAATTTTGCAGCACTACCTAAAACGCCTTCATTTCCTGTTAATGCAAGACCCGCCTTAAATTGTTCATTATTAAGCAACTTTTCAACGTTGTTAGATTGAATAGCATTACCACCAGTGCGTTTTTCAGCTTCATCATAAAACGTTTTTTTCTCGCCTTTAAGAAATCCCGCTAAACCATCATCACCCGCAAACGCATCATTAATACGTTGACCACGTTCGTAAGGTGTTACAAGAGTAGGGCTTGCACCCGTATTCTCAACACGTTTTTGAGCGTAATCAGACAAAGCATTTTGTTCTTTGGCGATTTGTTGTTTATATAACAAGCCTTCTGGAGTGTCCATCTTGGCTTTGGTGTACTCATTCCGCAAAGTGTTTTCGTTGCCCGTCACCACGCCTGGGCGTACCTGTTGATTAGGCATTACCTCTTGCACCGCTTGAGAGCGCAATGATTGCTCATTAGCTGGAACGTCTTTGGTGATCTTGGACAGTTTGATTTGCGGGAATTGACCACGCGCACCTTCCTCGCCAGTGATCTGACCAGCATAAGGATTGGTTTCAACCTTGGCGGCTCCAGTGCTACCCGCTGGTGCTTGTTTAGCGGCAAACTGAGCTTTCATCTGTTGAGGCGTAGTTACTTGCAATTCAGCAGCCATTTCACGCAACGGCTGAGTTACTTTACCTGCAATTACTTTACCTTCTTGAGCTACTTGACCCGCAACAGCTTTACCTTCTTTTAAAGCCGAAGGAATTAGGAAAGAACCAGTTACTGCCATGTTTCGAATGTCAGCAGCCGGAACACCCGTTTTTTCCGAAATCTGTTCAGGTGTCATGTGCAACACGTTAAACATATGGTTAATTGCTTCACCAACCTTTGTGCCCACAGCGCCCAATGGATGCTGATAAGATTCTTTTCCGGTGATGCCAAAGGCTTTGCCTAATGGTTGGTCAATAGAAGCGGCAGCGGCCTGACCAATTTGCTCTGCCCGTTCTGGCGTGTTTGCCGTTCTTGCTAGAGCTTGAGTTACTGCGCCATATGCAGCAGGCACAGTAGCGCCATAAAGCGTATCAATACCGCCAGCAATGCTTTCACCCAACGAACGTTTTTTTCCTTGGTATGTTTGCAACAACTCAGCCATTGATCTGCTTGGATTTTTGGCTTTATCAATAGCGGTAGCCATCATGTCAGATGCAACAGATGGTTGAGCTTGAGGCTGAACTTGGGTTTTAGCTTGAGGTTGGGCTTGAGGTGCGCTTGGCGTAGTTTTACCAAGAATCAATGATCCAAGTTCATCACCAGCAAATGATTTTTGTGGCATTAATTCTGTGTGCACAGGGTCTTTTGTGCCCATAGGACGATGCAAACCAAATTGACTTAAAAATTCATTGGGAACGCTTGCGCTAATGTCAACGGCATTGCCTACTTCATGTTTGCTAGTGCCTGGCATTGCCACTGGATTACGATTTGATGCACGTTGATCGTAAAGCCGTTGCTGTTCTTCCTTTGTACGGAAACCGCTAGTAATTGGCAAAGGTTTGCCAAATTGCTCTATGTGAGCAACATCAGCTTCTTCTAACTTTTTAGAAAGTTCAGGATTTAAGCCGCCAAAACGTGAACTTTTTTGAGTTGTCTTAGGAGCTTCACCAAGAATGAGTGAGCCAAGTTCATCCATTACAAACTCCCTGTTTCAGACAGTTTCTTGATGTTCTGATATTTGTCGTAAAACTCTTTTCGCTTTCCAGCGTTTGAGCCTAACAACTTATCAATTTCATTTTTGCGTTTGACCGGATCGGTTTCGTTTTTAAAGATGTTCATAGCTTCAAACACTTTGCTATCAGCGTTAGCGTTCCACACATCACGATAAGCGGTAATGTTATTGTCGCCAAACTTTTGAGCAAATTTACGAGCACCATTGGCTTGCAAGTCAATGTTTGTTTGATCCGATTGCACTCTACGAGCAATTTTAATCAGCACTTCAGGAGGCACTTTGATTGTGCCGTTAGCCACTTCAGTCATGTTCAATCCGGCAACTGTGCCGCCAACCTGACCTAATGCTTGACTATTGGAAATCGCCATGTTTGCCAAATCTTTGGCAAGTGTTTCATATTTTTCGCTCTCAATACCCATACGAATTTTTTGCTCAACAGCGCCCAAAATACCGCCCTTGGGAGCAATCAAACTTTTCTCAATTTCTTTGGCTTGAGATTCAACTTCTTGAGCATTTCTACGAGCAGTGGACAAATTGCTTTGAGCGCCTTCTAGTTTTTGACGATAAGCAATTCCGGCATCTTTGTCGGCGGCCTCACTTGGTTCGGCAGTAAAAAGTTGAGAGCCTGTGCGAACCGGATATTTTAAAGGCATATTTGTAGGTACTGGCGTAGGGGGTGGCTGACCAACTTGAGTCGGTGCACCAATTGGAGCCATGTCGATTTTGCCAGTAACGGGGTTTCGTGTCCCGTATCCTTGGCCTGGCGTAACGGCAACTTTTTCCGGCAAGCCCAAACTCATTTGACCTTCTGGCGACAACTGACCCGCAGTTAAAGTTTGCAAATAACCAAACGCCCGTGATGGGTCGGTTTTAATTATTTCCCGCAATTGATCCATAGCCCCGTGAGGATGCTTTTTAATGCCTTGAGCAGTCAATATACGTTCAACGGTATCAACCTCGTGCAACATCTTTTCAGGGTCGTATTTTTTTTCCGGTTCTGGTTGAAAATAAGGACTAACCATTAAACCAGATGCACCCGCTTTTGCGGCAGTTGCAAACTTAGTTTGCAAATCAACATTTGCGCTTTCTTCAGACGTAGCTTGTTGGCGACCCAATGACTGAGTACGAGCAATTTCTGAAGGTGTAGTTTCAGCCGCCCGTTGAGCTTCCAACTGTTTAAGTTGAAGCGCCAAAGGATTGATCTGTTGCGCTTGTTGGTAGTCTTGGGCGCTACGAGCCATCCCCAACATATCCGAAAGCGATGTTTGAGGTAACGGTTTTACATTAGCGGCGGCGGCAGTTGGAAAATTTAGTTCAGCCATAATTTAACCTTTTAATCAAATCCAGCGTTACCACTGCCATAGGTGGATTGTTGTTGTGTTTGAAATTGTTGAGGAGTGTATTGAGCGCCTGGCTTGTTCATCAAACCATACATCATTCCGGCATTGCCCATGTTGCTTAAAGCGCCACCGTAAGCATTAGCACCAGCAACTTGGCCCGCCGCTTGATAACCCGCGCCCGCCATATTTGCGCCACCTATGTTTGAGGCCGCATTCATACCCGCTTGGTTGACTTGAGTTTGTCCGGTTTGACCAATCCCCGCAATCCCCGCCAAAGTGTTGTAAATACCCTGACGTTGACTAATGTACTGAGGCATTCCCACGTTTGTGGCGTAGTCCGTAGCAAACTTTTCAGCGCCTCTGGTGATGTTGCTTCCCCCGCCGCCCACGTTACCCATTTGTTTATTAGCGCCAACGCCTTGCTCAAGGCCAAAGGTAAAGCCTGGCATTGATCTTAGGTCTTCAGCCGTTACCTGATGCGTAAAATAAGGCATTTGTTTGCCAATTTCATTTAACGCAGAATAACCAGCTTGTCGATATGGCCCTTGTTGCTCATTGATTGTATTAAACTGTTGTTGCTGAAGATCAGCCGCATATCGAGCCGCCGCTGATTGTTTATCAGCCGCACTTGATGCGGCATTAGCTTGCATATTAGCGCCCAACAACCCCGCTACGGCTGATCCGGCTAGTGCCCATCCTATTGGCATATCATTTCCTTTGAATTAAAACTTCATCAACTTTGGAAACGTCAGTTTCGTCAGTTGCGTGAATGCAAAACCAGTGACAATCTTCAAGCGCCTCAATGGAATGCAATATGCTTGATTTTATTTCAATACAAGCGGGTGCGCTATATTCTTTTTCCTCAAAATCCGTCCTTACCATAACCCGCCCTTTAGCCAAAATGCTTAGATGGCTATACACATGGGAGTGCATTCCGGCGACAAATCCTTGTGGGATCATCATTTGTTTGGCGTAAAGTCCATCAGAAAAGTGGTGAACCGTACCAAGATCAACCTCAATCTTGCCATCGTTTTGTTCAAAAAGTTCAATGTGGTTCATACAATTGAGGTAATAATTCCATAAGAAACGGTTACCGTTTTACCCGTAGCGACAAATGAGCCAGAAGCGCCCAATGTTCCATTCCAGTAAAATGCACCACCCGCCGTAACGTGGATTCTTTCCGCACCACCCGCGTTCAACACAAAATCATTTTGAGCCGTCAGGAATGAGTTGTTGTAAGCATCAATCCCAACCGCCGTATATGCTCCGGCATTCAAGGCGGTAAACGCTTGATAAACGCCTGTTCCCAATGTGACGTTTTGCAAAGTATGTGGCCCCGTATCGTAATACAGGCTTTGTTGCCAGATGGGAGGGGCGTTTCCACCGGACATGAGGAGTTGCCCCGACACACCGTAGTTCGTGCCGCTAGACCCCCAAGAAACCGCACCGTTGGCATTTATTCTTAATTGCTCGGTTGTGATGTTGGCGGCATCGTTAGACCCGCCATAACCCACGCCGAACGTAAGGTACTCAGTGCCCCAAGTGCCGCCATTAAATCCAGAATAAATGTCCGCAGAGCGTCTAGGAACGTAATCTGTTCCGCTTCCAAACGTAGACCAAAACCCATAACCCACGGTTGTGGACA